CTTGCCCTGATGTATCTGGTGTTGAAATTAAATAAAAGTATTTGTTTTCAATATAGAAAAAGTTAGGAATACCCTCAAGATTATTATTTAAATAGTATTGGTATGTTTCCCAAGAATCAATTTCATCAAGTGAATTAAACATCTCATCATACTTATATGACATACCACGAACTTTTTGAACATCTGTACGCAAGATATATTTATCTACAGAAGCTGTGGTTTCTTGAATATATGTTTTTTCAAGAAAAGGCCAGTCATATGACGATGCCATCTGTTTACGCAATTGGTTCATTATGTCTTGCCCAAATTCGCGGTTTACTGCACTTTGATTTCGAGAAAGTCTTATGAATTTGTCTAAAAGTTGTGTGTTTGTGATCATATAGATAAATTAAATTCCTAACTTTCTAAGAAAATGTTTTGAATAATAAGGTAATTACAGCACCATAGATTGGAGCACCTAGAATGATTGCCATCTTTAGGGCAAAGTCAAACCTAGAAGCAACCTCTCTTTCTTGGATTTCAAAACGTGTGGTTAATGTCTTTAGTGTAAGCTCAAAAGTTTCGTGCGAAACATATTTGGTATCAAGTTTCTCCTTGATTTCTTTTATGTCTGCTTGTATAACTTCCATATTTGCTTGTAGCACTTCATTTGATTTAGTTATTGTCATAAAATTATAAGCTAGCTACATACTCTTCCCAATACTTGTCCTGAATATCCTCCACTTCCTGTAATGGAACTTTTAGCATTTGTGATATTGTTTCAGAGCTTCTCCCTACACGCAACTTTGATTCTACTAGGATTATCTCTGGTGTTCTAAGTTTTAATTTAAATGTATTCATAAATATAAGTGTTAATAGTTTATTTATATAACTATATCCTCAATAAAAATCTCATCTTCTGGCTTCTCAATAACTTCCATAGTCCCCTTGCCGTCTACAATTATAACATTTCCGAGCTTGTGTGTATCCCAGTCGATTTCTGGATATTCAAAATCAATCCATCCATCCTCAAGATGTTTTTCTGTTTCCAATAGATGATATCCATCTATAATATGTCCGTCACTCTTCCAACGCTTTGGAATGTCTGGATAAATTTTCTTTTGTTCGTCGTTTATATTGATTTTCATATTAGATGTTTGGAAAGAATTTACCTAGTCCAAGATTAAATAGTTCTTGTATTTCTGTTGGCGTGAGTTCTACATCGTAGAAGGACAACTCGTCAAGCATTCCTCGATGTTTTCTTGCATTGTAGTTTGCGGTTGTTTCAGGATAGCTTATCATTCCAAGTCTTAGTACATTATTTCCGTCTTGCATTCTTACATAAGTACCATTTTCTATATGCGTATCTGTTTCATCTACTGCACTCACATAAATCTTGTCTCCGAATTTAGTTCCATCACTTGTTATAGTGAGCATATAGAGTTCTGAACTGTTTACCGTCAATGTAGGTGTTCTTGTAATGACACTGTTCGTGCTTGTTCCAAGGCTATACTTCACAAATGAATATTTTTTTGTAATCGTATCGAGATAAAAAAAATACTCTCTATCTGTTGTGTCTCCCATTTTATTCAAAATCACATTAATGTTCGATGGGTTGAATGTTGTAAATCGTCCCCACATATTTATTGTGAATGGCTTGTCATTCGTACCGTCAGTAAAGCTAAGTAATGGGTTATCTGGAATATTGACATATCGTAAAGTTGTTGTATTCCCATAACTAAAAGACTCATTATTTTTTCCAGGAGCCCAAGCTGCATTTACAAAGTTTCCACCCAGAGCGTTCACGTGAACATCTAGTGGAGTCATATCTGCAGTCCAGTATCCAATCAGGTTAGGAAGTAGGCTGGTACTTATTCTATTGAATAATAATTTTTTCTTAGTCATGGTTAGAAATTATTTACAGAGAAAAATGCTTCTCCCAAAAGACCTTCACATATAATTTGATTATTCATAGTACCGTCATAAGTACCAGCAATCGAAACCCAAGTAGCAGGATACGTCAAAGAGAAATCTCCAGTAATATAAATACTTATTTGCTTTGCGGTTGTCGTTGGTAGATTTGTTTCTGTAAAGGTTGTAGCACCAGTAAGCTCAATCTTGTATGTGTCAGCCTTACTCCAGTCAATATTGAATGTTCCAGAAACGCTAGTATTTTCTATAACCTTAGGATGATATGTAGTCTCTGGAGAAGTCTGAACCCAATGCTCTCCGATTCTTGTGAAGTTTATTAAGGTATCTTCAGAACATACGATGTCATTTCCGTCAATTAGCTTTAGTGGAAGAAACCCAGATACTGGGGTTGCACTAGATAAGTTTATTATCTTGTTACCAGCACTAAAGAAGAGTGATATTCTTGTCCCCTCCATTGCATCCCGTGAGTCTACAAAATCTATATTACCTGTACCTGTAACCATAAAGGTGTTTGCATATTTAGTGAGTGGTGTTGCGGACGCTGAAGATACTGAGTCGATATTTTCTTGAAAGGTTCTAAAGACTTGGAATCCGTGTTTTGTTGCAACTCTATACATTTCTCCATACTCATCTGATAGATTTTCTTCCCCAAGAGAAATTTTGTGTTTCGTACTCAAACTGTTTATATCGTCAAAAACCCCTGTTTCTATAAACCTATCTGGTACAGACATTTGTATTCGCAATCTTCGAGAGTCACTCCCATCATCAAAATTACCCTCTATGATATAGGAGTTTCCTCCTAACTCTGTCATAACATTTATAAAATCAGATGGGTTGTCGTGGGCTTCAAAGATGCTTTCCGCAGAATGAAACCGCATATTTGAAGTTACTCCATTTGAAGTTGACAAAATATTTGAAGGACCTTTGGTAGAATTAAAATAAGTCTTGATATTGTATAATACATTATTACCCGTATCATCCATTACAATATCGTATATCGTATTTTGTGCCCACTCATCTCCCATAAGAGATTCCATATCTCCTACTCCACGAGCAAATAAAAAATCAGAACCATCTATTTCCATTTTCATTGCATCTGTGATTCCGTTTAGTGTTGCAGCTAATCCGCTATAGGGAGTAATGTCAAAGTCTCCCATTGTTCTTTCAGCAGTGCGTAATGACGTCTCAAGATTACCCTTGAAAGATAAGTGCTTTTCGTCAATGTCTAGTGTTCGATTGTCTGTAAGTGTGCCGTCAGAGTTGTAGATGTTTGTAGATGTACCACTACCCCCTGATGCACTACCACCACTAGCAATAGAAATAACTACTGCATGCATTCTTTTAATTTCTTCTTCTATCTTTTCTATCCTGTCAAATGCTTCACCAGTTTGGTTGGCGTTTGTTTGGATATATCCCCTTAGTGTTTGGATATAATTATTTAGTTGTTCTAGTATGTTTTGATTCATATGATTATAGGTTAGGGTTTATGATTGTTCCGACTTTGAGACCTTTAGTGATGTTTCCACCACTTGTTGAATCTATATTTGAATCTACATAGAATCTATTTCCAATTACAATAGCATCTGCTCTTCGTAAATCTTGTTGGTCTGAAACACGCTTGCTAATAAGTGAAGTAGCTGTTGAGTTTAAAGTAAACATACTTCCTTCAAAAGTACCATCATAAATGTGCATAATTACATTTCCTGTAGTTTGGTCTACGGTAGTAAAACCAGAAGCATCACCGTTGTTATAAGTTCGAGTAAATGATGAATCAACTGTTAGTGTACTTGCTCCGTCATAGGTACAAATATTTATAGTTAGGAATAGCCCCCCGCTTGTTTCACTTGTTACAATCCACTTGCCATCCTCTCTTATGTGAATATTTCCAATCCTTGTAAATGGATGAGTAATTGTTGTTGCTACTGCACCTGAATAATTATTATCTATATCTACATTACCTGACAACTCAATATATTTAATTGCATTAATCCCACCTGTTGAGAGATATGCAAATAAACGTGTACCAGAAAGAATATAGTACCAATCTGATGCTGTTCCTGTCGTTGCAAAAACACCACCTGATGTAGCTGTTGCATTAATATTTACAATGCTTCTATCTGAATTGATAGTTATGCTATCTAACGAAGATGAACTTGAACTAGAATAAACAATGTAAATTTGTGAGTCTACAGATTGAAATGGTAGGTTTTCATATTGTTGTCTTGCCCCTTGTAGGTCAGTGAACATCATAGAATCAACAACAGTACCGAAAGCTACGGTTTCGTTTACTGAAGGGAATGATACCCCTGTACCAGAGATAACACCTCCCGAAGGAGAAGCCCATTCAATCCCATTTGCTTCTGTGCTGTTTGCTGTAAGTATTTTACCGTTTGTTCCAACAGGTAATAGATTCCAGTTTGTACCGTCATTCACAAGAATATCTCCCTTGTCAGCATCAATCTGGTCAAGGAAATTAAATACATCATCTTCGTCTACGTTATCCACGAACTCATCAATAAATGTATTCCAGTTAGTTGCAGTCCAGTTAGCTACAATCTCATCAATAAAATCAGTCCAGTTTATTTCTGAATAGAAAGATGTAAAGAAGTCTGTCCAAGAGTTTAAAGTCCAGTCAATATCCGCAAAAAAGTTTGCCCAGTTTACAGTAGACCAGTCGATAGTAGAACCGTCGGGAGTAATTGTTATATCAGAAAGACCGCTACCCTGATCTGTGAGGGTTGCGCCAATAAAGTTTAATGTTACGAATGGGAGTGCAGAAAGAGGAGTACCGTTTTCTTGCAAAATTATTCCTGTTCCTGGAGATGTACTTTGAATTGAAACCGTACCATTCCCATTATCCAAAAGTGTAAATCCTACAAAATCAAGTGTTCCAAAAGAACCAAAAGGAAGTCCTGAATCCTCAATGTTTATAGATGAATCGCCAATAATGCTATTTGTCGATATTTTTGCTCCATACTTCAAAGCAGGCTCGTAGAATTCAAGCCATTGGTTGTCGATCTGGAACTTGCTAGGTCGAATTGGTAATGGGTTAGGTGCCATAGTGATTATTTGCTAGTTGATAATAGTTTTTTGAGGTTATCTCCTCGTTTTTTTAATTTATCCATTTTATTTTCAACTATTGTCTCGACAATTTCAGCATCTTTTACTCTTTTATCTGCTTGTAGTAATATTTCTTGAGCACTTGCTCGGGCCATATATACTTCTTCTAGGCCCGCTTGCTTTAAGTTTTCAAGTTGTCTTATTTCATTTGATAGTACATTGCGTTCTACCTGCAGTTTTTTGATTTCTTCTGAAATTACCGATGCATATGCATCAAAATCACGTTGCAATTTATCTTTTTTAAGTTGTAATTGTTTTTCAAGATTAAGTTTTTCAGTAGCTATCCGCAAAGATTGTTTGTCATTGCGTTCGCGCAACTGTTCAATCTCTTGTGGATCGAGCATTCTCATATAACTATTCTTGATCTACGAAGTCGCTGTCATCAATTTCTTGATTTTCTTCTTCAATTACTACTTTCTTTTTAGAAGTTTTCTTTGGTTTTTCTTCTACGATTTCCTCTAGGTCTTCAATAGAAATTACAGAATCATCTTTAACTGCTGTAAGAAACTTTTGTGATAGATTTTCAATAATCTTTTGAGAGATTGCGATACCGCTAACTTTCTTTCCCTCTAATAGACTTTGCTGTTCTTCATCGTATTTCTGTGCAAAAAGTTCTCGTTGTGCAGCAGCAATAGCGATTTTGTTAGCGTAAAAATCTTCTAATTTAATAGCTTCTCCAGCTTTAATAATAATTTCTTTACCTCCGATCTTTTCTTTAATATCTTGCTTTGTGATGTTTTTGAAATATTTCATAATGTTATTTTAATAGGTTTTTAATGTTGGGTACTCCTACCCATTCCACTCCCCGTAAAGGGAGTGAGTGGATAGATTACTCGATTGAAAGATCTACAATTCCTGACGCTGTGTTAGCAATTGCTGTCTGAACTACTGTACCAAGTACAGGAGTTTCTCCTTCTTCGAATGCTCCTGCTAGAGTAGAACCTGCTCCTACAAGATCTCCTTTTGCAAGTGCTCCGTTAGCGATAACTGCTGCATATCCTTTTGATTGGATAAGAACGTAGTCGCCTGCTGCTGCATCATTCTGCAATACTCCGAGGATTTTTCCTGTTGGTACGATTGGAGTGATGATTGCTGCTGCGTAAGGGTTAGCAATAAGAGAAACGGTTGCTGTTGTAGGGATTGCGATAGGCAATTTTTCTACAAGAGTAAGCTCAAGGTCTGATGCTGCATCAGCTGCATTGTGCTTGTCTACATAAAACTGTAGTCCTTTTCCTGTTCCTGTGTTTACAACAAGAGTAGCTCCTTCGAACTGATCTGCTGTTGCTGCTGTTGCTCCAAGAGTAACAACGATTTTGTTCTGTGCTGCGGGTGCAATTTCTGCAACTGCAAGACCTTCAAACGCTGCTACGATAGGTGTAGCTTGTACAGATTGTCCTGCAAGACCTGCTACTGCCATCTTTACAAGGCGGAATACTTTTCCATCTGTTCCTACAGTCTTTACACCTACTTGAGATGTACTTGATTCATTAACATCAAGACGTGCCTGTGGAGAGATGAAAGCTTCTGTTGTGTGGGTTGCTTTTTTGCTCATAGTTTTTATTGATTAAAATTGAATAATTAAACAGTTGTAATATTTACAAGTTTAGAGTGGTCTCGAGGAGCGCGTGTGTACACTTCTCCACCAATTGCTACTTGCATAATAAATCCTGTTGAATTCTTTGGTAATTCCCAAGATGTTGCAGAGAATACCGGTGCGCTTCCTTCTGCGTAGTTTGAATCTTGAATTTGTGATGCTACTGCGGCTGCAGAAGAAAATTCAGGGTTAGAACTCATATCTACAGTGTAGAAAGCAATTTCTTTTTCACGAATGAAGTACAATGTTTCATCTGTTGCGTGTTCGTCTTTAATCATTGGGATACCTGCGTAGTGCAATGTTTCGTAACCAGTACCGTTTGAAAGGCGCATTTCAGTAGTAGTCTTCATAAGACGTTCCTGTGGTTGTAGCAAAGCTTCGTAGAATCCAAAGATTTCTTTGTTTGAATACGCTGCAGAAGGTTTGATTGTGTTACGTTCTGCTCCATTCAATGTTGTACGCATAGCTGCAAGAGTAAGCGCACCACCTGCATCTACTACTGTAGAAGAAAGTGCTACCGGGAAAGATGAACGAGTAAGTCCTCCGTATGTAAGAGAGTTTGTTCCGTCATCAACAATCAATTCAAGTCCTGCAAAGTCTGAACCAGATCCTACTCCGTAAAGCATTTCTCCGATTTCGTCTGCAAAGTCTTGTAGTGATGATTCTACTTCTACTGATGCCAAGTTAAGGAACTTATCTTCTTGCATAGAAGAATCGTTTACCATCAAACGACCAAGTGGAATAGAAATTGCCTTTGATCGGAATGTTGGTTCGAACTTCATATGAAGACGAGTAAGGTCAGGGTTAGAATCAAGAGGAACAACATCGTTGATACCGTAACCTGTTGAGTTCTTTCCTTTTTGTACTTTGATAGCAGATTTCATTTCTTCTCCGCTCCATTTTGATGCATTTTTTGCAAGTGCCATAAACAATGGGTTCTCATCAAGAACACCATCGATAACCTTAGGCAAGAACATTTCTCGTGTTGTGTTTGTTACTTTTGTTAAAAAGTCCATAAGCTATATAATAAAATTACTATTTAATAAATTTCTTGAAATTTGCGAGTGGGCCCTTATAGTTTTTCCAAGCTTCCTTATCGAAAGCTGTATCACTAGCAGGGGTTGTAGTAGATTGTGATGATACAAGAGATGCTTTTTCTTTTTTAGATGCTGCTTCTTGTACCTTTTTTGCTTGCTTTACTTCGTTGAGTAATTTATGAGCTACTTTAAAATCGAGTAGGTATCCGTCGCTTGCGTTCTCTTTTGCAAACTTTAATACTTCATCTCTGTCAAATTTTAATCCTTCGTCTTCCATTTCAGAAAACTTTGAATCAATCGCTTGTTGATAACTATCAACTTGTGATTTTTGCTGTTGTTCAGATTTGAGTAATTCTTCCAATACTTCTTTTTTAGTAAGCTCTTTTTCCTGTGAGATCATCTCTTTCATATACTCATAGAAAGCCTTTGCATTGTCATCATCTCCTACCACTTCTTTAAATCTCGGGTCGAGTTCGTCATTTTTAGAAACTTGTAGAGCTTCGAAAGCTTTCATCATTGCCGATAATTGGCTACGATCAGCTTCTCGCTCGTCTCGAATTTCTTGTAATGTTTTGCTGAGCGTTTTGTTTTGAGAGATTATCTCTTTCCAACGTGGATGCTCGTGAAAAGGTACTTCTTTTTCTTCTCCATCAGTATTATCTTCTTCCCCCTGATGCGATGGGTCAAGTTCCTCTAGTTTGGTTTCGGTTGCCGAATCCGCGGTGGTTACATCTCCACTCTCTGTGATTTCTACTGCTTCAGCAGGAATCCCAGATTGCGACAAAGTATTTTCAATGGTCATATTATATCAAATTTAAATTATATTATCAAACGACTGTTCTAATAATGCCTCGGTTTGCGTTCCAGGCGAGACTTCCCCTCCTGATCCACCCGAAGTAATAACTTCTTCACTCATAACTTCTTGCTGTTGTGTTGGTTCAATTTCCAATATATCCCTCATATACGCCATAGGGTCTGATTTCGATAATAAGAGCCTTCGGGCGCGTTCCCTAGGGTCTGCATCATCTAGCCTTTCAAACAGCGTTAGCGGGTCGATTAGGCCTGCCTGCGCGAGTTCTATAGCTTCATTGCGTTTCGTCATTGGGTCTTTAGGCATCATTGAGCCATTTTTTACCGATACGTTGAAACAGATAGGCATATCTGATTGTGCATTTCTTTCTAAAAGAGCCATAAGTTCTTGAGTATCTTCTACCCCAAGATGTTTTTCATAATTCTTCTGTTCGTAGTAAACGAAAATCATCTGTACCCAGTAGTTGAATATCTTATCAGCAAATTGTTCTAGTCTTGATGTTATCGTTCCACCAATTCTTGATGAATCAGCTTCTCGATTGAGTATCTTTCCACGAACAGTATTTTCTTGCTGTAGTCCACTTGATCCTAGTCCTGATGTTCCGAATGAATTACGCAATTGGTTTCGCATATCTTCTAGGTTTCGGTATACATCTCCATTAAGTGGCGGTGGTGCAAAGTTTGCTACACCATCTCGTGGATTTTGTACTGATTCTGGAAACCACATTGCTTTCCCTGCGCGCATATTTCTGTATGCTTCTGCCGCTTGCTCTTTGCTTAGAACTGCTCCACCAAACGCAATACTATTGTTCATCTTCATTACGTTATCTTCTATTTGATATTGACGACGATCAATTGTATCCTGTTTCAAAATGTTCTGTTCAAATGGGCCTGTATCATCGTATGGATGAAGTCCTAGATTGAATACTGAAAAGAAAATGTAAGGCATCTCTGGAACTGCAAAATGATTGATTCCTTTTTCTTCTTCAAAAATAGTAATACCGTCTTCTGTTTCTTCTTCGTTTTCTATAATGTCAAAGTTATAGTGTGGGTTTCTCATTCTTGCTAGTGTCTTCCCATCCATAGACCAGAACACCATCTCTTTCGTCCAAAATTCTTGAACCATAATCTTTGTTCCGTCTTTTCCTTTTTCATCAATCAGGGCAATAGCTGTATTTCGTTTCTTGTCTGCCTTTCGTACAATGTTTTTTAATACTTCTGATTTAATGACACGATTTTCTCCGATATATTCTCCTGTGTAATAACCATTCTCGTCAATCGTTGCGTTCTTATCTAGGATTAAGCTTTGCACACGCACTACTCGTGTTTCAATTTCGTCACGTTCTGAATCCCATCCGATCTTTACTGCTCCAAGTTTTGCGGTAAGCCAGTTTCTTGCAACGCTTTTTAATTTTTGTTGTAGCACCTGTGAATCATTTAGATTTTCAAGAATAGTACGGATATACTTTGATGCATTGATATATTCTTTTTGGTTCACGCTGAAAACAACAGGATCAGGATTTGTCGCTGTTGCTTGTGGTAAAAATGTTTCTGCTGCTTCAAATAAAATATTATCTACAACAGGCTGATCGATAAGTGCGTAATTGTAATTATCACGCAATCCTTTCCAATACATCTCTGCACGCTTTGCTTCTTCATCTCGGTCTTTTTTATATCCTGTATATTCTGTAGTCCATTCTTTTACAATTACATCCAAGTCTTTGTTATCAGTCTTGAAAGTAATAAGCTGTTGTGATTTAAAATTCTTGAGTTCGCCACGCTCAATTTTTTCTTTTTCTGATATTCCTTTGTCTTTTGTTTGTGAAAAACTCGGATAGAGTGTAGTCATATTGCAATATTGATTACACAAAAGATTTCCGAGTATCTAATGCATAGTAATTATAACATATTTATAATTTAAATGAAAGCGCCAACAAAGTTATTACCGTCATCATCTTGAATTCGTTTGATATTGAATTTAATTTCTGGTGCTCCGCCTACGAATCCTCCAGGTTCAGTACCGAATCGTGTAAGCCCTGCCCTGAAATATACATCAGCGTGTACCCAGTGATCAGCGCCGTTTCGTTTCCAACGCCCTACCTTTACCCCAAGTCTGTTTTCTTCTTCTTCCTTGTAAATGTTAGTCCAATGCAATGCAAATTCTTTCCAGTCTGATGTAGTTCCCATAAGTGGCATACGATTTCCAAAAGTGTATTCCGTAATCAAGAAGTCAATCATCTTATTTCGTTGAATTTTCAAAGTATTTTCTGATGTTGAGAATTTTACAATCTCCTCGCTTTTTCTATCTTCATCGTAGTATGCAAAGAATATTCTGCCTTTATACTTTTCTGCAAGCTCTCTAGGCTTTTGTAGATCTCCATTCGCATCGAATACGGCAATTGCATCAGGGTATTTATTCATCAACTCTTCGAACGTATCATATCCTTTCTCGCTCCAATAAAAGAATTTCCCGTTTTTATTTCCTACTACTCCGTATGTTGTAAGTCCGGTATCTACTCCAATGACTGTTCTTGTACGCATTTGGTTTATAACACCAGTAACGTTTTGTAGAATAATCTCTTTCGATACGATCTTATCACTATCTCGATAAGGAAGTCCTAGCACTTTGGTTGTAAAAAACTCTTTATCCTTTGTATCGTGAAGGTTTATGATGTACTCCGCAGACTTTCTAGGATTGAGCATCAAAGGCATCCAGTAGCCTGAATATGGATATTTCTTTACGTTCTCTCGCCCTTTGCGCGGCATCCATATTCCTTTCCTGCGGTCATCGTCATAGATTTCTCCATTGCAATATTTGCAGACATAGATTTTCTTTTCCATATCAAAACTATCAGGCCAAGAGAGGAATTGTTTCTTTTCACAATGCGAGCATCCAATAATCCAATGCTTTTGGTCTGACATTTCCCATTTTGCATCTACTCCAACTCCTGGAAAGCTAGGGTGGGAAAAGTACCACTCATAGTTACCTATTTCTGGGTCTACCAACGTAGAAGCCTGCAAACGTGAAATATATTGGTCTACAACAGGCATATTAGATGCATCAAGCTCGTCGTGTACGTTAAGATCGGATGATACCGAGATAGCATCTTTTTCTTGGAACGTACCTCGGAACTTTAGCATTGACTGTCCTCCTCTATCATTTGAAATAATCTTTTGCTCAATTGAATCCTTGTCTTCGGTAAGCTTTTGGATTTCTTTATTCATCGAAATGATACGATTGAACTTATCCGACACAATGTTCTTTACGTCTGTTTTTGTAGGTAAAGTATAAATAATATCAGCTCCATACTTCTTGGCAAAAAAAACAGTCTTCAAAAATGTTGTAACAGTCATACCTACCTGCGCGGCTTTTATGTACACCTGCTTTGGCGACATATCCATTAATGGCATCAAAAGGTATTTATAATCCGCAAACGAATAAGGAACACCGTTTTCAGTGTTTATTCCATTCCCTATGATCCATTTGTATATTTCAGGATCTATATATTTTCTCCACATAAAATTCGTTAGGATCATTAGTCCAAAAAATTAGGATTGCCCCGTCGTTCGTGGTTTCAATACTTTTGATTTCAAATTCATCTCCACGAAAATCGTGGCCCTTATAGAATTCATTAAAAATCTCGTAAAGTTTATAGTTTGATACTCTTGTAAATTTAATCTTTTTCATACGGATCTAGACCTTCTGCTTCGAATACGTCATCTCCGAGTTTCATTAGAACGTTTCTTTGTGCTTCTGATAAATCAGCTCGACCTGCTATGTTTGGTGTTTTGTCATTAAAATCAACTTCTGTGGTTTGTCTTGGTTTTCCATATACTCGGTCATTTAGGTCTTGGAAAAACCTGTAATCTCCTCCTTTTGCTCGCTTGAAACCCTCGATAAGCATTTCTTGTTCTTCTTGCTCAAGAGTTTTTCCATTTTCTTCTGCAAATTTATCAAGTGCTTTGTAAAATTTTGTTGCAAAGTTTAATACACCCTTTGGGCGACCGTTTGGATTAGGAGTACCTGAAATAAGACGTCCATTTTCATCACGAATTACTTCGCCACCTTTTTCATTATAATAAACTGTAGTATTTTCTTGTTTTTCTCTTGTTTTTTCTAGAATAGTATCATCATCAGATTGCTCTGTGACGCTCTGTGTGCCTTCCTGTGGCGTGTTATCGCTAGGAGTGGTACTTTGGTCTATTCCTTTGTTTTCTGTGTCGTTTTCCATAGTTTTTTATGACGTTTTAATTCAAATACTCACAACAATCTTCGCACTCCCAGTAACCTTTTAAGTTATTACTCTTTTTTATATTCGAGTACAAAGGCGTTTTTGTTTTGTTACAAGTATCACAGTTCATAATTTATCTTTTAAAATGTTCATAATGGTTCAGGTCTTTCAAATCCATTTCCGGCATAATCCAACCAGAATAGGGTAATGCTTTCAATAAGTGATCGGTATGTAATCTTTCTACCTTTCCAAATTCAAACCAAAACATAGGCTGATAGGGCTGTAGTAATTCTCGAAGTTGTGTTTTTCCTAGTTCATCATTATCCCGGGCATCTATAACGTGGCTTTTTTGGCATCGAGAGCATACATAGCGCATTTTACCCATCTCTTCTTTTACCAATGCGTAACGGTGGTGTATGTTTTCCCTGCAATATAACATCATAGTGATGCGAGAATGTGATCTTGGTGGATAAATTCATATATTTCTCCATTGTTTTCCACAGTATCTGAATTATATGCTTTAAAAATTACTTTATCTCCTACTTCAATGCGTGTTACGTTATCGCCCACTTGGATCACAGTACCTACTTCTTTTTTTGTTCCGTTCATTGCTGATTGGATCTGAAAGCCGGTATCTGTTTCTGATTCTTTCTTTTCGGCTGTTAGTACAACCATATTTCCATCAATTTTTTTAAACATATTATCTTTTATTTAGCATTCTTAGTATGTTGTCCTCGACCGTTGTGTCTTCAATAAATCCTCCTTTTTCTGATTCTGGCTTGTTTTTCATTTCAAAATCTACAATCTTGCGTGATATGATTTCTCGGTTATAGGTAACAAGATAGAAAAGTGAAGTGTAAAGTACAGCGCAAAAAATCATTCCTAGTATAAAAAATAGAAATGACATATTATTTTTCCTCTTCTTCAATTTTAACTTCGATGAATTGAGGTACAGGAATCCACTGAATAAAAACTTTGTTACTTGTTTGAAAGTCAATTAGCACTTTTGTTAGTTGATCTATAAGTTCTTTTTGTTTTTCTCCTGTTACGATTGTTGGTTTTTCTTTTTCAGACATATTTTAAATAAATTATTTTTGAATAATAAAAGCATTATATCATATTTACTTGCAAAACAAAATAGACAAGGTAATATAAAAGGGCGTTCATTCGCAAATTATTAACCTAGTATTCAGTAATGGGGCGATGTCTTACTAGGTCGTCGCTCTATTACTGAAAAAATAATATGGAGAGAATAGATTTCAAAAAAGAAAATATACCTTTTACGCAGGTATCTAATTCGGTATTGAATGATAAAAACCTATCTGCAAAAGCAAAAGGTTTATATGCTTATTTATATTCAAAACCAGATGGGTGGGATTTTGCTATTGATAGGATCAAGAAAGATTTTTCAGATGGCAGGCTATCCATCAACAATGGACTGCAAGAGCTAGAGCAAAATGGTTATTTGTACAGACAAAGAAAAGAGACAGGAAGAGTGGTGTATTTATTGAAAAACCAAATGTCGAAAATCGACATCGGGGAACAAGAGCCAAATGTCGAAAACCGCAAAGTGCGAAAACCGCAAAGTGCGAAAACCGACACAATAAGTAATAAAGAGATTAAAGTAATAAAGAGTAATAGTAATAAAGACATACTGTTCGATCAATTTTGGTCTATTTATCCTGTAAAAAAGGTAAAGAAAACCGCAGAGCAGAAGTGGAGTAAACTGAATGATGATGCTAAAAAAGCTATCCTTCAAGATATACCTAAAAGAATTCAGAATGATGATTCCTGGATCAGGGGATTCATTCCACACCCGACAACATATTTAAATCAGGAACGTTGGAATGATGAAATTACTACTCGAAATACTAACTCCCATAAAATATATGTCGCAGAATAAATACTTTTACGTTATTACGAACGACAAACAAATATTTGAAATACCGTATACGTTCGAGAGAATATCCAAGGCAGTTAGGGCAATGAAAGAAAAAGAGATATTTACAATCAAAGACACAGGTATGATTATAAATGGAGCGTACATAATGAAAATACTTGATGATAATCAATATTCAAATTATATTAAAACCATAAATCCTACACGATACATAAAAGACGGAACGTGGTATGATGGGAAGGAGAACAGGGCAATATCTCACGAGCCTTGGAAAGAAGAACAAATCAAGAACAATATTTTGATTGAGGAGAGAAAATATGAAATGACTGATGATGAGCGAGAAAAAGCAAATGAAGCGCGCGAAAGAATAAATCAAGAATTATTAGCAATGGGTATTTTAAAATAAATTATGAAACAAAGAATAAAAGTAATTTACAATGGTAAAGAAATGTATTTCTATTATCCGCCTACTTATGGAGAGTGGTATTCTGTTATGACTGAAAGGCTTTCAAAAAAATCAAGAAGTCAAAAAATAAACAATTTTAATATAAAATATATTTTATTAAAATTTAATATTGTTTTTTATAAATTAAAAAATTTATTTATAAAACTGAAAAACACAATAAGACAAAAACTATTAAAAATTCTATACAATAAATTTCCTTATTTATACAACAGTTATATAAAAAGAATTTGGATAAAAAATATTATTAAAAGCAATTATTAAAATAAACATATGGAAAATATTAAATTCAACAAAGATGCACGAAAAAGTATCAAAAAGGGAATCGATACAGTAGCTGATGCGGTAAAAATAACAATTGGGCCCTATGGCCGTAATGCAGCGCTATATGATAGTTTATTTCAACCTATCGTAACAAACGACGGAGTATCTATTTCACGATCAATAATCTTGGAAGATCCTTTTGAAGATATTGGTGCTGCTTTTATAAAAGAAGTAGGAGAAAAAACAAACGAACAAGCGGGAGATGGTACGACAACATCAATGGTTCTAACGCAAAAATTAGTAGATATTGGATTAAAAAAAGTTGAAAATATCTTTTTCAATATCAATGTTATTGATTTCAAGAAAGGAATGGAAGCTTCTGTTTTGGAAGTAACAAAAAAACTAAAAGAGCGCGCGCGTTCAATAGATTCTTTTTCTGATCTAAAAAACATTGCTACTATTTCTGCGGAATCAGAAGATATGGGGTTCATTGTTGCATCTGCGGTAGATATTGTAGGTGCAGATGGAGTGGTTACCGTAGAGGAATCACAAGAAGAAGGATTAAATTATAAAATCATTGACGGTCTTACTTTTGAATCAGGGTATGTATCTCCCTATATGGTAAATGATACGCAAAAAATGCAGGCCGTATATACAGATGTTCATTGCCTTTGCTATATGGGAATGCTCAATAACGTGAAAGATGTTTTGCCATTAATAGAAAAAATGATGAAAGAAAAAAAGAACGAATTGGTTATCTTTTCAATGGGTGCAGATGGGGAAGCATTAGCATCATTGATTGTAAATAATAAAAAAGGAACTTTTAAATCTTTAGTTATTAAAGCTCCTGGATATTTTGATGCAGACGATCGACTAGAAGATATTGCATATTATACAGGCGCTACTCTTATCGACGATGACCTCGGAACAAGTTTGAAAGATGCGCAGGTTTCTGATTTAGGACATATTGAAAAAATTATTGCATCAAAAAATAAAACAACAATTATTTGTAAAGAAAATACTAAAACAACTGAAAGAATTGAAGAGCTAAAAGCTCTCAAGGAAACTACTACTGATAAATTACAACAACAACGATACCAGAATCGTATTGCTTCATTGTCCGGGCAAATTGGTATTGTATCTGTAGGGGCATCAACTGAAAAACAAATGAATTATTTAAAACTCAAACTTGAAGATACAATCAATGCAACACAAGCGGCACTACAAGAAGGAATAGTGCGAGGTGGTGGGCTAGAGCTTTTAAATATCGGTAAAGATATAAAAAACAAATACCCTAACGGATCACTTTCATTTATTCAAGGATGGAAAACTGTAGCGGAAGCTTGCGAAGCACCTCATAAACAAATCTGTAAAAATGCAGGAGGAAAGCTAGATATACCAGACGAAGTTATTGACCCTGTAAAAGTGACACGTTGTGCGATTACTAATGCAGTATCAGCAACGGCAACGCTTTTGACAACAGATGTAGCTGTAATTCTAAAAAAATAATTCTAAAAAGCGTCACGAAAGTGGCGTTTTTTGTTTTTAGAGTTATCCACAGAACCCCCTTTGCATAAAAACAAAAAGGGGGTTATAATATTTATATCCAAGAGTAGTCAGCTCTTGCATTACTAACCAATAAACTCGGAATATGAAAATATTTATAGACGTATTACTCGGAATAATAACATTTGCAGGATTTTACTTCTTCGCAGTTGTTTTAGCATTAGCATAATTATGAAACGTTCAGAAATCAAAGACTTGCTCAATCTTCTCAAACAATTTGGAGAAGAAGAAACCAAAGACCAAGAAGAACTATCTATTATTCAATCAGCTTACGATCTTGTAGAAAATAGCTCTATCGAATTTGACAACCTTGTATCAGAATCTATCGCAGACGATGTAGAAGATCCATACAACGAAGAAGAACGAGATTATTTAGAGCGCGAATAACTATATGACTGAAAACACACTTACAATTACCGAAGTTAAAAAGGAACTAGGTCAATTTATTGGAAACAAAGAAAACCTACAGACATTACTTGCAACAACATTCAAAGGGCTTACACAGCCACTTGCCGAACAGGCAATGCTTGAAGGAATGATCCGGGGATTCGATATTAAAAACTTTTTAGAAAAAGATGTATACGCTACACCATTTAAAGATTCATACGCTCTTGTAACGTCAATCGGTTACTCTCGCAAAATTGGTATGCGAAGCGGACAGGTAGGAAAGTCAGAGCCACGTTTTGAATTAGATACAAATGGAAACGTACTATCTTGCTCAATTACAGTAAAGCGAAAAGTTGGAGATTATGTAGGAGATTATTCATCACTTGTTTTTTTCAAAGAATATACTACAGGTAAAAACTTGTGGGCATCAAAGCCAATGACAATGATTGCAAAAGTTGCAGAGATGCACGCATTGCGTATGGCTTTCCCAGAAGAACTATCACAGGCATATATCGAGGAGGAATACCAACAAGATGTTATTGAGATTACCCCTGGAAAACCAGATCTCGAAAAAGTAAAAGAAGACCTTGCAAAAATTAAAGACCTTGAAGCCTTGCGAAAATACTATTCTGAAAATAGCGGGAAAGGTAAAGAAGTTGCAAAGCTCATCACAGAACATTCTGAACGATTGAAACAAGACGAGAAGCAGACGACATAAACCCAGAAAATTATCCATTCCCAGAAGAATAATATGATTACATTTCACACAATGGAACAAGGAAGTGATGAATGGCTCGACATACGAACAGAAAACCCATTCACAGCATCAGAAGCGCAGGCTATTGCTACAGGTGGGGCAGGACTTGAAACGCTCATTGTAAAAAAACTATCTGAAAAATATTCAAAGCAAAAAGAAAGTTTTTCAAATGTTAATACAGAGCGTGGTAAAGAACTAGAGCCTGTTGCTCGAACGCTTTACTCGCTTATTACAGGCAACGACGTACATGAAATTGGATTTATAACCAATAAAAAGTACGAAAAAGCAGGGTGTAGCCCAGACGGACTTGTAGGCTATGATGGTATGGTAGAGATAAAATGTTTTGAAGATAAAAAACACTTCTTGAATATCATCAAATTAAAAATCGAAAGTCAGTATCAATGGCAAATGCAATTTCAAATGCTGATTGCCGAAAGAAACTGGAATGACTTTGTTGTATACAATCCAAACTTTGAAAAAGAAATATTGATACAACGAGTAGAAAAAGATGAAGTAGCACATCAGAAACTTATTACTGGACTTGCTATAGGGATCAAAAAATACAAAGAAATGGAAGCCGATTATTTAAAAGCAATTAGTTAAAATATTTATTTATGGAAAACATCACAAACCAAGTAATATCATTCGATTATAACAAAGAGCAACTCGAAGCTCTCAAAAATCAATTCTCGATCGTAGACCGAGAAAGCAAAGAAGAAGTAGACAATGCCGTAAAAGTGCTCGTAAAAGCACGAGGTATTATTCAAAAGCAAGGAAAGACCTATCGAGATGATGCCAATGCTTACAACAAAGCGGTACTGGCAAAAGAAAAAGAATATGTAGAAATTATCGAACCCCTCGAAATTGAACTCAAAGAAGTGTTAGCGGAAATGAAAAACAAAGAAATCATCGAAGCACGAAAAGAGCTTCTTCCAATGAAGCAAAAACAGCTAGAACTACTGACAACTATTGAAAAGCCAAGCGACGACTTCATTCTATCGCTCGACGATACCGCTTGGGTGGAATACTACGCAAGCCAAATGAAGCTCGACGAAAGCAACAAGGAAGCTGAAATTCAAAAAGCAAAATACGCCGAAGAACAGCAGGCACGAGAAGCGCAGATTGCAAAAGAAGCCGAAGAAAAAGCAAAGCGAGATTTTGAAGAAGCACAGGCTCGAAAAGAAGCACAAGAAAAAGCCGAAGCAGAAAACAAAGCTCGAATTGAAGCGGAGGAAAAAGCAAAAGCCGAAGCAAAAGAACAGGAGGAAAAAGCAAAACTTCTAGCAGACGAAAAATATCAAGCGTGGCTATCAGAGAATAATTACAACGAAGCAACGGATAGAACAGTCGAGAAAGATGGAACAGTACGACTTTATCGTCTGGTTGCAGAGTTCACAAAATAATGGAAAAAGAAATTCAAAACCTATTCTATCTCGATCGAGATACCAACATAGAAAAACTAGCAGAAAGTATTTTGCAAAATAAAAGAAATACATTGCTAAAATTTCTAAAGCACCATCAAGACGTTTTACAAGAAAGAGAAGCAGGCGAATTCTTTCCCATAGAAGACAGTATAAAAATCAAGGACAAAAGCATCGACAAAATGATTACGTTCTACAAGTCAGCGGTTGTGCAATACTACATACGGCAAGAATACGACGTATGGGAAGAAAAACTCACACCAGAACAGCTAGAACGTGGCGACAAGGAAATGAAAGAAAAGATTGGATATATACTTTATGGGATAGACGGAAAGCCAACAGGAAAAGTAAACAGCGTGACAGCCTTTAAGCAACTGAAAGAAATGAATACATTTCTCAAGCAAATCGAAGAAGTATGTTTTAAAGACAATGGCTATATGTTCCCTGACAGTAAACACTTCAATACCTTGAAAGATGCCAAAGGACTTGGGCCTGCAAAATTAAAAATAATGTACGAGCTAAAAACTTGGTACGATAATCAATTCGCAAATATATGATCGAAATCACAGGAGTACAAATTAAAACAACCAGAAAAGGAGATCCATACAAAGCGCTTTCACTAGCAAACGGAAAGACAGTATCTATGTGGTGCGATGACCCAGACTACGATATGGCCCAACAAGGGGTCGTACTCGAGCGAGAAATCGAGCAAAGTGGGCAATACTGGAACTTGCTACCACAAGGATCGGAAACAGTACAAAAACCAGACCCTGCAATACTAGAAGGCAATCAGCTAAACTCAATCTGGTGGCTACTTACAAAAATTGCAGACAAGCTAGAGATTGAGTACGAAGAGAAAAACGAAGTAAAACAAATTCAAGAAAAATACGACACTATTATTTACCCAGAAAATATACCATTCTAGTATGAAGAAATTAAAACAAAAAAAAGTGTTTGCAGGAGGTAAATACTACCCAATGGAAGAAGCAATGTTAGTCTATAAAGAAGTCAGTAAATTATTCGGATCTATGGGCGGAAGGCCAAAATCATAATATGGAAGAAAAAATTGACGATCAAATAATTGTACAAACTATTCTGTACACAATGTTAGAAAAACTAGGAAACAATCCTCAAGCAATGCCATTAATGGAAGAAATAAAACTTAGGCTAGAATTATCTCATACAACAAGCCTAGATTACACAAAATCATTATTCACAAGGTTATCTACAGAAGATAGAATAAATGTTTTTCAGGCAATAAAAACACCTACAATAAAAACTATTCTAAATTCTACATTTCGATGAAACATTCTAAAAAAACAATTGAAGAAGAATACACTTTATTAGTAGAAAAACAGGCAAAAAAGAAAAACAATAATGTATATACAGGTTGTCAGGCAGTCGTAGCATTAATGTTAGAAAAACCAGAAAAGATATGGTGGTGGTCGTGGGAATTTGTCGGGAAGACAACCAAAGAAGGAGAGTTTTTATCACATAGAGCACCTGCGCGCGCATCTGATCTTGCAATACATTATCCGGACATTGTAGAAGACCGAAAAATAGGAAGATTTAGCGTTTACCGATTGAAAACTGAAAACACCAAAGCGATCAATAATATGCTAAAATAAATCTATGAACCAACACCAATTCAACCAAGCCAGAGCACAGCTCTTCAAAGACAAAGCAGAACGTGAAGCAAGACAGTTTTTAGGATTTATTTATTAAGCATAATTTAATTATCTATATGAAAACATTTTACTGTAGAACTTGTGGAAATACACTAGAATACATACAACAAAGTTTCGATTCTATGTCTTTTATTGTACCAGTACCACAACAATGTTATTGCAAGAATAATGTCTGCAAAGATTACGGGTATGTAGTAGTTGCAGGCATACCAGAACAAAACTAGCACATTTAAAATCAACGTACATTAGAAACAGGGGTGGTTATAATCATTTATTTATTATGGAACTAGAACAAACTATTGGAGAAAAACGAGTACGAGTAAGTTTTAATGTTGAAGATAACAGTGATGTCTATATGATTAAAAAGACATGTGCCGAGCTTATTGACTTATGTGAAGCATTGAAAGAAAAAGACCCACGCCTATGTGCAATTGCTGAATCAAAATTAGAAGAATCAGCTATGTTTGCAGTAAAGCTTGCAACGGCGTAGTTATTAACAATCGACCACCCCTGTGCCTAGTGTATGTTGAATAATTACTAAAACCTTATGCCAAAAATCACTCTCCCAGACGGGACACAAATAAATATCTCAGAAGCAACATTACAAGAAGTAATTGCAAACCAAGTGGATGTAAATGGTTCGTTTCCCACATAATCCCACCCAGCGATTGCGTATTTGTATTTATCATCACTCCAATCAGGCGTGAAAAATAAATCATTCTTTCTCATATACTCGTGAATACGTCGGAGGGCTTTTGCTTTTTCTACTACACGTTCTACCTCTTGTCTTGTTTTATAGACGTTGCCTATTGCCAAACGTCCTTCATCATAATTATCTTTTGTGTTTACAGAACGACCAGTGTCGCCGTCTGAATTTACAAGATAGTAATCCCTTCCGTAATCTTGTGTCCACCCTAGACTATGTTCTGGTTCTGGTTTTACTTGCTTTGCGATTACTTCTTGTAGTGTTGCTTCTGAGATATTTATTTGTGTCCCGTCTGGGAGAGTGATTTTTGGCATAAGGGTTTAGTAATTATTCAACATACACTAGGTACAGGGGTGGTCGATTGTTAATAACTACGCCGTTGCAAGCTTTACT